CTGTCATCAAATAATCATGTTCATCAATTGGATCTTGATATACATCCAATCCTCCACTACGAGTCTTAGGATGATCGTAGACAAGCGTTCTAAGTTTACTCGCAGCAATTAGAGTATCAACAGATCCTAAGAACTCACATTCAAACTCAACTTTAAATTGCTGTTCAGAAGTGTTTGCAATGGTCTGCTTCTTCCATTCCGAATCTCTTCCAGGAACTTCAGACCAATGAACATCAGTAAACACATATTCATTTTTGCCACGCTCAGCATCGTGCCACATGCGGTAGAAATGATTCATACCGTGTGGGGTAGAGACGATAATTACTTTCGTACTTTTACCTGAAGTAATTGTAGGATAAACCGAAGCAAAGAATGAATCTGCAATGTGATTTGGAACGAACGCAAATTCGTCCAAGAAGAGGATATTGAAAGACATACCACGAACCGCAGAAGCAGAAGTAGAAGCAGCCAAGATCTTACTTCCATTCTCCAATTCCAATGATCCCTTATTCCATGCAATGATGCCCTGTTGCATCCATTTTGGTAAGTTTTCATATGCAGTTTGCAAACGGTCTAAAAGCTCTCTTGCAGTTGCCGCTTTGTTAGCTAGGATACCTATATTTACATTATCATTAAACACTGCATAGTGTAGAAGAAATGATACCACAGTTGTAGATTTACCAGTCTGTCGTGGCATCTTACAGATATTAAATCGATGATTATGGAAATTGTTTACTAACTTTTCCTGAAATGGATACAACTGAAAAGGCTGCAATCCCTTATCAAGAGTTACAATTTTTACATAGTTTTTTGCAAAATAAACAGGATCCTGTTTACATTTAACAAACTCAAGAATTTGTTCTTGAGTAAACTCAATTGGTGTATTTGCTTTTTTTAATAGGGGATTACCAAGATATACGTCACTCATAAAAAATTACCTTTGTTCAATCCAGTTCAATACTGCAAGTGCTTTTTTGTTGGTGTTTGGAGATGCACAAACAAGAGTATAAGTATCACTAATTGTTCCAATACCACTTCTACCTAACTGAAGTGCTGCTCTAATATCAAGATCAACTAATGACCCACCACCACCAATCACAAAACCACTTAAAAGATCACTTCCACCAGATACTGCAGTTTGAGTAATATTATACTGCATAAAAGAGTTTAGATCGGGATGATTTACCCAAGTTCCTCCAGTCAGTGTTGCATTTTGTAGAAGTTGCCAATAAACATTCGTATTATCATCAGTTGCTGCCTGTAATGATCTCAAGAGCATTACACCAGTTAGATTATTAGATTTCAAACGAATGCTTATAATCGGATAGAATGTATTCGCTGATGTCATTGTTGTCCCTGTGATGGGATTTGATATGCTCAAAAGAGTTCCAAGTTTTTCTGGTTCTCCTTCCTGAATAAGAGAATTAGAACCTTGATAAAGGTAATGAGTTCCTGCAACACCAGTTATATTTTCTATCTCAAGTCTAATTGGTAAGAATGGAGTAGAACACCAAACTGCTGGATTGGTATTTGAGTTCTCAAAAGTATGGGATGCAACAGTCTCATTCTTCATTAACCAAGCAAATTGAATTATACCTGCACCATACCATTCATAATTGATAGAAATCATTTGTTGTTTTGTTGGATCTGCAGTTACTCCAGTCCACCCATTTCCATCAAACTTTTCACCATTCCATTCATCTCGGTATACTCTGGTTTCTGTGGTAATTCCAGTTACACTACTGCGAATTACATAAGAATATGTTCCGCCATTATCCTCAAAGAAAACACCATTATTGTCATCAAACAATCCAAATCTTCTGCGAATACCTACCTGTGGTGTATCAAGACGAATTGCAAATGCAAGAGTTGCACCTCTACCAGGAATGTATCTCATCACATTCTTGGTTTGACGAATTACTTTACTACCAGTAGTAGATCCAACTTGCATTATAATATTACTGGCATTTGCATTAAATGTTGCAGTTCCTACTCCAACTATTCTTTCATCCCATACATCAGTCTCTTTACCATACTGGAAGGTGTTAAAGAATACTGTTTGATATGGAGATATTTTAAATCTATTATTACCAGTAAATTGAGGTCTCCAGTCCGTCTGGTTTCCCCAGTGATCTGCAATATTAAAAACCTCAAATAAAGATCTTTCTTGGTTTAGAAAATCTTGTGTAGTCTTATTCCACTGAGCCATAAATTAAATCCAATCTAATTTTGCAGGATGATATCTTTTAGAATCTTTGATTTTTACTTTATCTTCAATTACGGGATAGACCTGATGTACAATTGCACCTGGGTATTGATCTTGAAGTTGTTCCGATAATCCACTTAAAGAAGAAATTCCATTCTCAGTGGAAACCTTAAGTCTGTAAAGACTTCCTTGCCAAACAATGTCCGCATAAAATTCCTCTTCAACTTTTTGTTGTTGTGGCTCACTGCCACCCATAATCAAAGTTCCGTTGAAGTCTCCTGAAATATTTACGCTTTCGGAGATAAATTGATTAAAACTTTTCATGTCAGCAATTCCAAGCTCTGAGGGACTTATTGATTCTGCTATTGGGATCATTAGCAGTTTTTGATGAAGTTAGTTTCTTTTTCATACCTTTCATTCTTGCACAGAATGATGCCCTGCGGGGATTTCCAACCTTCTTTGAAGGTGCCTTAAGGTCGCTTCCAGGATTTTCACGCTCATATGATTTACGACCCTTTTCATTGAGTCCACCACTTTGATTCTTTCCTTCTTTACGTTGCCATGCGGCAACTTCCTCAATCGTTTCTTCACCAATTGTTCCATTATTTAAAAGATAATTCTTGGATTTTTGGCGATCATAAACTTGAATCAATGGTTGTCCTGGTTCTAATCCTGCAACATTATATTGAAGGACCGATGCTCCAGGATACACTTTTTGGATTTGGTCTGTTATTTCTCTTCTACTTGGCATATTAACTTGTGGGAAAAACATCTTATTCATGTATGTTTTTCCACGCCAAGAAATAATTACTGAAATGATATTGCCGTTGGTTGCTGGAAGACGAACCGACTCTTCCATTTCTCCGCTTGCAACATAATCTGCTGCTGTATCAATGTAATCTGCTGCTTTGGTGATTTTTGATTGAACCCATGCTTCCAAACTTCCCTCACCTTTACCAACTTTCATTTGCAATCTTTTTACTGCATCTGCAATCGTTTTTAATTCTGAACGAGCCATTGAGTATTCATGGTCTTTAATAGAAACTTTATCCCAAGCCTTTTCTCCGTAAGAACACTCAGATCTAGTTTCTCGTTTGTCGCAGAGTGGACAATATCTTTGCTCATCCATTGTTTTTTTATTTCTATTTATAAAAAAAGGGGGCAGTTGTCTGCCCCCATCAGAACTTAGTCAGTGACGAATCACTTCTTGAGTTCTTCGATTTCTGCCTTAAGCGCAGCGATCATTTCGCCTTGCTCACGTACAGCAGCAATCAGAACACCGACAAGACCGTTGTAGTTAACAGTCTTATGATCTTCACCCGTGTGTACGAGTTGTGGCAGGTGCTCCTCAATCTGTTGTGCAACAACACCACAGGTTTCAGCACCACTTGACTTCCAAGTGAAGTGTACACCTTCCAGTTTTCCAACCAGTTCGGATGCATTTTCAATGACGCGGATGTTATCCTTCAGGTTTCTATCCGAAGTTGCGTTGAAATCTGTTGCAGTGACAATTCCAGTTGCGTTAACATCAGCACAACTTAACTGACCACTAATGGTCATTGTTGTGTTTGCATTAACTGCACCAGTGAATGTCGAAACACCTGCATTGCTGATAAGCAGCGAGTTGAAGGTGTTTGGAGCATATCCAAGAGCAGTTTCAAGTGTTGCAATGGTTGTTGCATCAACAGAGTTGATTCCAACCAGAGATGAAGAGTTAACCCACTCAGAACCATTGTACTGGAGGATTTGACCGTTTGAAGACGATGTTAAATTGACATCTGAAAGATCATTCAGACTATTAACCGATCCAGTTGCACCAGTAACAGTATTGTATGCATAGAATTCAACAACATCACCAGCAAAAGCAGATTCATTCAGGGTAACTGTCGTTCCATTATTTGCAGTAAATTCGCTTGGAGCAAGTTTAACACCATTAATGAATACGTCAAGGAAACTTACAGTGTAGTTAACTGTGAATGAAGTTTGACCAGAAGTTGCAGTCTGAACTGAAGTTGTTCTCAGTGTTGGTAATGAGTCTGCAATAGGTGCCCAAGAAACGCCAGTTCCAACGTTCTTAAGAATGTAACCGGAAGTACCAGTGCTATTGTTGACATCGGTCAGAGTTCCATTGATATCAATATTATTGAATGTTGAAATACCAGATGTTGCATTTACATTACCAGCAAGATTACCAGTTACATTACCCGTAACGTTTCCAGTTAAGTTTCCAGAGAAACCACTAGTAGCAGTTACAACACCAGAAGCAACAACACTTGTCAGTGAAATGTTATTGTCGAGGTTGACTGTTACTGCATTTCCTGATGCCGAAGAAGTCAGGTTTGTACCACCAGAAACTGTTAAGGTTTCGGTTAACAGGTTGATGGTTTCTGAACCAGAATCACCAGCAACTGTTAAAGCAGTACCAACTAAAGCTGTTCCGACAGAAGTTAAACGACCTCTTGAGTCGACAGTGAATGTAGGAATTGCAGTTGTTGAACCATAAGAACCAGCAACTACGCCAGTGGTTGTAAGACCAAGAGTAACCGCAGCAGTTTCACTACCAGAGTTGTTAACTACGATGTCCGATGAACCCGAATCAGCAACGGTTGCAACATAGTTACCAGTTGTATCTGATCCAAGAGTAACAGAGTTTGGTTGAATTGTTGCAGCAATAGAAACATTAGATGATCCATCAAACGAGACAGATCCAGCAACATCACCAGTAATCGAGATTGTTCTAGCAGTCTGCAGAGCAGATGCTGTAGAAGAGTTACCAGTAAGAGCACCAACAAAAGTTGTAGCACTTACAATACCCGAAGCATTGACGTTGGTGATTGTTAATGAGTTTGCACTCAGAACTTCAGTTCCATTAATCTTATATGATTTGCCAGAGGCAAGATCAAGATTTTCGCTTGACTTCAGAGAGTTTGATGTATTATTCCAAGTTAAAGTCTTGCGGACGTTTGCAGAACCAATTCCAATTCCAGCTCCATCAAGAACAGCATTTGTCGATGCAGTTGTAGCAACACCAACAATGAAATCTGCTAATTCGATCGTACCAGAATTTACAAAGAACTGAGCACCATCAACATAAAGATCACCCTTAATTCTAACAGCACCAGTGTTGTCTCCAACAGCAGCGGGGTCAATGGTGATAACATCTGGACCTGAAATTACATTGGTACTAATACCAATTGCCTGACCCGAAGCACCAGTTACAAACTGAGCAGCAGTTACAATACCAGAAGCAACAACACTTGTCAGTGAGATGTTAGGATCTAAGTTGACAGTAACAGCATTAGAAGCAGCTGAAGAAGTCAGGTTTGTACCACCTGTGATTGTTAAAGTCTCAGACAGTAAGTTGATGGTTTCTGAACCAGAATCACCAGCAACCGTTAAAGCAGTACCAACTGGAGCTGTACCAGCAGCAGTTAAACGACCTCTTGAATCAACAGTAAATGTTGGGATTACACTGGACGAACCATAAGAACCAGCAACGACTCCAGTTGTCGAAAGACCTAATGTTACTGCAGCAGTTTCTGAACCAGAACCCGAAACAACAATGTCAGATGATCCAGCATCAGCAACAGTAGCAACGTAGTTACCAGTTGTATCTCCACCAAGAGCAACGCTATTTGGTTGGATTGTAGCCGCAATCGAAACATTAGATGATCCATCGAATGAGACAGATCCTGCTACGTCACCAGTAATAGCAATCGTTCTAGCGGTCTGCAGAGCAGATGCTGTACTTGAATTTCCAGTTACATTACC